CACCCTTGTTTGCGGAGAGAGAGGTAGTGCGACCTTGCAACCATAGCATTTCAACGCCTTTCATTTGTGTGCCTTAGCTTAAATTGTGATGTCACGGAGTGCCACGAAGCACCAAAGTGATATGCTATATTCGTGTACATTTCGTGTACGGCGTAGTCGTCGCGAAAAGTCGTGTACATCATAGCTCGTCAAATTTTGACATTGACCGCTCTTTGAGTTCATCTACAATCTTGGCATAGGGCTTCATCGCGTTAAAGTTGGAGTGACCCGTCCAACGCATGATGACCTCCACGGGGATGCCAAGCTGCAATGCCATGACAACGAACGTGCGCCGTGCAACGTGGGTGGTCAGCAAGTGCCACTTGGGGTAGACCTCTTCATAGCGCGTGTTACCCCTAAAGTAGACTATTCGCGTAGGCTCGTCCAGCCCTACCACCTGACCAAGTGTTTTAAGGTGCAAGTTCATATGCACATTGGAGATAATGGGTAATGCCCTGTCACCAGGGAAGACGCACCCGCTATACTTGTCAAGGATAGCTTGTGAGTGCCTGTTTAGCTCTATCCTTAGCCCATCAATGGTCTTCTTCGTCACAACGTGTACAACGCCCTTCTTGATGTCAGAGCGGCGGAGCTTGGCTACATCGGAGTAGCGTAGTCCGGTGAAGCACTGAAAGAGGAAGACATCGCGCACGCGTTCAAGAGCCTCTTGCATCGGCTGGAATTGGAAATCTTGCAGCTGCTTTATCTCTTCTTGTGAGAGGTAGATGATTTCCTTTGAATCAACGGAGATACCTTTTAACTTCGGCTTAAAGGTATTGTGAAGGTCACCATGGTAGTAGCCTTTTTGAGCTGACCACCGAAGCAACCACCGGAGAAAAGAGAGGTGGCGCGATATGGTTGTATTGCGCTGGTCTTTCTTGTAGTAGTAGGCAATGAGGTCTTGCAGCTTCCCTTCTGTGAGTGTCTCAAAGGACAATCCAGGGTCAAATGATTTCAGATGGTGGCGGAGTGTCCTGAACTTCTGATAAGTTGATGGTGTCCATTGATTCTTCTCCCCGACCTGTGCCATGAACAAATCAATGACGCCCCAAAGGTCTATTTTGCCGTCGTCGTCCATGAGTGACGCACGACCCACCATATCGTTGAAGAGGTCTTTTACCTCTTGCGGTGTCGGCACGCGCTTCTCCAGGAGTTCATAGCGGGCAAAGACTTCGTTTATCTGCGCCTTGTACTCTTCAATGGTACGGTTGATTTCAGCCGCCTCCCTTGTCCCTGCAATGGCGCGCTCTGCCTTTGCGTCCCATTGGTCTAAGTCTATTTTGCGACCAATAGGGAAGTCAAAGGGGCGTTCCCCCCGGAGCGTCACACGCATCCTTATGGCAAGGTCTGTCGTGTCTGTCGATTTGCGCTTGTGCAGGTTGAACTTGATGCTTCGCTTGATGAACATAGCTACCTTATTTCTAATGCCCCACGACCAAGCAGAAGCCACGCGGGAGATACGCCAAAGTCACGGCACACATACAGAAGCGCGTCAATGTCTATGGACTTATAGTGCATCTCCTCAATGGGCTTGCAAAGGTCTCCTTTGATTCGGTAGTACTTCACTCTGTTAAGGCTGTGTTCCTCGCAAAAGGCTTTCAGCCCTGATGTCTTCCCCAGCGCCTTTGCCAGGTCTACGGCTTCAAAGAATCGCCGCTGTATCTCCATGACCTGCGGATTGATTGACTTCTTCATGACCTCTTCATCTTTTGCGTATATGCTTCGTGCATTTCGTCAAGTAGAGTGCTGTCTACTTCGGCGAACTCTTTGCCTTTGAGTGCTGATGCTTCAAGCGCGTCAAAGATGGCGCGTGGCATTACGGAGTAGTAGGTGGCAACGCCGTAGTAGTCGGCGACCTTGATTGCTGTTGTCTTCATATTTCCTGCTGTATATATATGTACGTGCGCGCGCGTTAGGCTTGCTTCTCGATGATGCCGAGCAAGCGGTCAATCTGCTCTTGTGACTTCGCGACAAGCTTGCGTTGCTCTGCTATCTCGTCAATGAGCTTGTCGACGATGCCATTGTCTGTGCATCCTTCGCACTCTCCATAGTTGTTGGTGGTGTGGTTGTTGGTGGTGGCCGTGTTTGAGCCGTTGATGTTGCTCTGCTCGCCACCAATGTAGAGTTGAGGATTTACCGCTATTTCGTGCAAAATTGCCTGTTTGGTCTGCGGAATAGTCCCGCCGGATTCCCAATTTTGCACCGTCCTGGTCGTGACGCCAAGCAACTTGGCGAATCTTTCTTGTGAAAGCCCTAATTTTTCACGGACTTCCTTTGTTTCTAATCCGTTCATGATGAGTGTGTTAGTTGTGCCTTGTAGTTTTATGACCATATTTTGCGCGAATAATTTCGTTGTAACGTTTGCATTTCACGAAATCTTTCGTACCTTTGCAGATGTAAAGCAACGCAAGACGAAAAGACAAGCGAAAGCGATACAAGTGTAACGTGCGAATGTACAACTTTTCGCCGAAAGAAGAATACAAGAAAGGAAGAGATATGAATGAGTTCAGTTTTAAGGCGGGCTTCTCTCAAGTGAAGCGAAAGGATGCCAAGGAGGTGCGTGAGCGAATTATGCAAGCTCTTGGACTGACGACCCGTGCAAGCTGGTATGCTCGCCTCAATGGTGGCGTTGAGCCGAAAGTGTCAGAAGCCCGCGCCATTGAAGAGGTGTTTGGAGAGTTCGGCATAACAAACATTTGGGGTGCTTAGATGGACACCGAAAAAAGAGTGATAGACATGACCGCTGGGGAGTTCGCCGAAGTCCTGTACAGCGTGATGAAGAGGCTATCAGGTAACGAAGAAGAAAAAGTAACAACTAAAAGGCTGGTGTACGGCATCGCAGGTATTGCGCAGCTCTTCAATTGCTCTATGACAACTGCAAACAGAATCAAGGCGAGCGGGAAGATAGACAAAGCAATATCACAGACGGGGCGAATGATAGCCGTTGATGCTGACCTTGCCTTGCAACTAATGAAAATATAGAACTATGGAAGCTAAAATCTACAAGCAGTCAGGACGCGTGGCACGCGTTAGCCCGTCAAACGGCACAGACTTCACTCTTCGCGAGCTTCAATGCATTGTTGGTGGCTACATTGAGCTGGTGCGCCTTGGCAACGGCAATGTGATGGTCATAAACGAGGAGGCGAAAGGCAAAATCGGCACGACAATCAATGTGTCGGCAACGCGCATCGCAAGAGAGCATCAGGCAATTTGGGCGCATGACTGTATCGTCGGAAACGCGCTTGTTTGCCCATCGGAAATGGTACGGTAACAACAACTAAAGCTAAATACAAACTACGATGAACCAAGAGCAAAAAGAAAAGCTGACGGCATGGTGCAATAACCTTCTTGCAACCTATCAGTTAGACTACTTCCGTGGGCGTGCCGTTTGGGCTATTTTGCGTACGATGGAAGTTGGAAGCAACTGGAACTTTCACGTGACAACTCAGTATTTCCAAGAGGCTGAACAACTCGGTCTTGAGGCAGACATGAAGAACTACACCGAGCTGCTCAGAGAGCTACGGGAGATAGCGAAGGAAGTGCCACTAAGCGACACAGCACAGAGCGTCATTACCTACGTCTTCGGTGGTGAGTGGCAGGAGGCTATCGAAGCCCTCGATAAGCTCAAGAGCGAACACAACTAAGTAACTAACCATGAGTGCGCCATGCTGGCGGGAAACCGCACGCGATACCTTCCGCGCCTGGGACGGCAGGCGCACTCTATATAACACAACGAGCAATGACGAAAGAAGAACTGAGAGAGATGGAGGGCTTCGCATCCATCTTGACCTCACGCCTGGAAGATGTCACGGACAAGTATGAGGATATAGACAACCGCATCAAATACCTTGACGATGAGCCTGTAAGGGATATATGCAGAGTTATCGACAAAATACAAGTGGAGAGCAACGAGCTGGATGACAGGCTCACCGACCTAAACGAGGCGGTTGAGGAGTTCGCCAAGGCAATACGCAGAATGAAGACGGAGGCACAACTATGACGAGAGAAGACATTGCAAATAGCCTCAAGCCGCTTGAGTGGCTACGCGGGGAGGACCATTACGGCAATCAAATTATCTACGCAGACCTTTTGAAGAAGACTGCTTACATCAAGGAGTTTGACGGAGGACATGTGAGCCTGTTTTTTGGGCGAGACAATGGCAACAAGATTGATGTAATTAAGACGTATGGCGGAATCTCAATGTCGGTCGCAAAGGTCGTGGCCAGGGAATGGCAAATAAGCGAAATGTGCAACTACTTTGATATAGAACTATGACACGTGAAGAAATAGCTAAGAGCTTAAAGCCCCTTGAATGGGATATTTGGGAAGGCAACAAGTATCGCTTTGCTCAGCCAACGGAAGCCCACGAGGCAATGATAATGACTAAGGATGACGGGAACTTCCTTGTGAAAATCAGCAAGCATGGGCGCATGGAAACAGCGGCGGGGACGGTGGCTGATACGATGCAGGAAGCAATGGACTTCGTCCGTGAGTGGCAGATAAGCCGCTTCTGCTCCTACTTCCAAATGAACGACTAACAACATAAGCGATGAAACGCATAATACTAAAGGAGCTAACTCTTGTAAATTGGAGAGGCTCATTGGCTACGCCTACGGAGTTTGACCCTGTATGCACCACGATAGCTGGGGCGAATGGGCTTGGCAAAAGCCGTCACTTTGATGCCTTTACGTGGCTACTCTTCGGCAAGGATAGTCAAGACCGCAAGGACTACAACATCAAGTCTATAAGAGAGGGAGACACGACAGGGCGCTCCATCTGTGGCGTGAGAGGCACATTTGAGGTTGACGGGGAGATTGTAGAGCTGAAGCGAAACTTTAAGGAAGAGTGGGTGAAGCCACGAGGGACAACGAAAGAGGTCTTCAAGGGTAACAAGACAGAGTGCTTTTGGAACGACACGCCCGTCAGCGTCACGGAGTATGCAAAGCGCGTCCAGGACATCATTGACGACACCTTGTTTAAGATGCTCACCAATCCCGCCTACTTCCTTTCAATGCCCTGGAAAGACCAGCGTGAACAGCTCTTTCAGATGGCTGGCGCTGTGGAGGATAGCGAGGTCGCCACGTGGAAGCCTGAATTTGCAGCTTTCCTCGACAAGCTGGCGGGCAAGCCAATGGCGGACTTTAAGCGAGAGCTTGCAGCGCGCAAGCGTCTTATCAAGTCACAGCTTGACGAGGTGCAACCACGTATCGACCAAACGTATAGGCTGATGCCCGAAAAGCAGGACTTTGCCACCCTTGAAGCTGAAATGAAGAGCGTTGATAATGCACTTGTCCAGGTTGACGGCGTGTTGGCAAGCGTTGCCGAACGCTCACGAAAGCAGTACGAAGAGGTGCAGGCGCGCCAAGCGAAGATAAACGACTTAAAGGAGAGGCGTCAGCAGGTCATCTTTGACGCAAAGAGCGAGGCGAAAGAGTATGCATACAAGGCAAATGAGAAGCTTCGTGATTTGCAAGAGGAGGAGAGAAAGGCGCAGCGTGAAATACAAGGCTTTCAGAGAGACATTGAAGCGGCGAACACGGAGATTGCACGCCTTGAAGCACGCAAGAAAGAGCTAACGAAGCAGGCAGACGAGCTTCGCGAAGAGTGGTACAAGGTCAATGCAAGTGCCTACAACGGAGAGACAACATGCTCTTGCTGTGGGCAGGAGCTTCCAGCGGAAATGCAGGCATCGGCAAAGGCGCACTTTGACAAGCATAAAGCGGACGCCCTGGCGAAGATAACGGAGCGGGGGAAGAGCATCAAGGAAGAGGTTGCACGAATCGACGCACGCATTGTTGGGGTGCATGGGGATTTAAGTCATGCCAATGAGGGCATCACTCGCCAATCTACGGAGCTGGTAAAGTTGAAAGCGCACCTTGCTAACCTGCAAGAGGTAAATCCCGAAGAAGTAAAGCCCGAAGACATCAAGGAGTACAACGAACTCACGGCGCAAATCGCCGAGCTTGAAGCGACGCTTGATGACGGCATTGAAGGCGAAGACACAACCATCTACCAAGAGGAGAAGAGAAAGCTGACCGCCAAGCGTGACGAACTCAAAGAAAAGCTGACCGACCGCAAGCGAATTGAGGAGCTTGAAAAGAGCATCAAGGAGCTGGAAGAAGAGGGGCGAAATCTTGCACACCAGCTGGCGGAAGCAGAGCGCGAGGAGTACACGATGCAGCAGTTCACGAAAGCGAAGATTGACGAGTGCGAGAAGCGTATCAACAACCTCTTCACGATGGTCAAGTTCCAGCTCTTCGACTACACGATTGAGGACGCCAAAAAGGAAAATCCCATTGAGTGCTGCATCCCCCTAATCAATGGCGTGCCGGTGGGTACGACAAATACGGCATCCAAGGTCAATGCAGGGCTTGACATCATCAACGCGCTGTGCAGATTCTACGGAGTGACCGCTCCCATCTTCATAGACAACCGCGAGAGCATCACCGAAATCATCCCAACAGAGAGCCAGGTAATCAACTTAAAGGTAACAGATGACAAGAAGCTTGTCGTCATGAAAGGAAAGTAACGTATAACGACTAATAATGACTACGAAATGAAGTACACAACGACCATTCAGACTGCACAGACGGTGCTGACATCTATTCAGAGTGCCATCAGCAACGCCATCCAGGCGGTTGCAGGGTGGTTCAAGGAGCGCCGAGAAGCCAAGGCAAAGGCGGAGACGGCAAGCATGGTGCGCGAAGCGTCAGAGCGCATCCAGCTTCAGGAGTTCATGGGTAAAGTCCATATCTCCATTGACGGCATCCCTCTTATGCCCGTCGATTCTCTCCGAAGTGACGCTATCCCCGCGCTGGAAGAGGTGCGCATGACCTATCGCAACTACGCAAATCAACTCAACTAAACAGATATAGACATGAGCGAATTAGTGAAAGCCGCCCCCGCCGTTGGGGCTATCAACATGGCACATCCACAGGTGGTCAATTTCTTTGACCCCGCGCAGTTTGAGGTCATGCAGCGCATATGCAAAATGTACGCTTATGCAGACCTTGTCCCTGACGCATACAAAGCGAGCGAAAAGAATCCCATGGAGAAGGCTGTTGCCAACTGCATGATAGCTATTGAGGTGGCAAATCGCATCGGTGCAAGCCCCTTGATGGTGATGCAAAACATGGTGCCGATATATGGTAAGCCATCATGGTCAGCGACCTTCCTTATCGGCACGGTCAATGGGTGCGGACGCTTCGCGCCGTTAAAGTACCGCTTCACAGAAAAAGGCATGCTTGGCATGGTCGAGTACACCGACTACGAGTATCAGGGCGGGCGAAAGACGGCTGTGAAGAAGCAGTTTGACGGCAAGAAGATAATGGACATTGAGTGCGTTGCCTACACTACCGCCAATGGGTCAGACCAGGTGCTCGAAAGCGCGCCGGTGTCAATTCGCCTCGCAATCCAGGAAGGCTGGTACACCAAGGCGGGCAGTAAGTGGCAGACGATGGCAAAGCAGATGTTGATGTACCGCGCTGCATCATGGTGGACGCGTACATATGCACCGGAGTTGTCCCTTGGCATGAAGACCATTGACGAGCAGCAGGACATTTACACGGAGTATGAAGAGGTCAAGGATGTCAAGGAGCAGGTGGCAGCTGAAAAGGAAGCCAACGCCAATCAGACGACCATCCAAATAGACCTTGGAGACGAAGTGCCTGCAAACGTCGATGTGCAGACGGGCGAAATCATCGGGGAAGAGCCAACAGCCACCCCAACAGCCACCCCAACAGATACACTACCAGGCTTCTAACTATGGCACAAGTAATCGACAATGCAAAGGGCTTCAAGGTCATTGAAATGAGCTTGCCCGAATCGGTCAAGGCGTTTGGTGGTGTTGGGGTCTGTGATTCGTGCGGTCGCGCAGCCTACACAGCATACTACATCGCTGTCCTAAACGAGGCGTTTTGCCCCTATTGCTATGAGGAGTGGCAAAAGCTGGCGGAGCGCTACGAAGAGGATGCAGCGATTGAGCAACACAACTTTGACGTCGCAAAAAACATGCTACGCATAAGATGAAATTAACGATACTCGGGAGCAGCTCGGCGGGCAACTGCTATCTGCTTGACAATGGTAAGGAGAGCTTGCTTGTAGAGTGTGGAGTGAGCTACAAGAGCATCACAAGAGTGCGTGACTTTGACGTTCGCCGTGTGAAGGGGTGCATAATCTCTCACGAGCATGGCGACCACGTCAAGGGTAGTGTAAAGGTGCTTGAGGCATGCATTCCTTGCTACATGTCGGCAGGCACAGCAAAAGCCCTGGGGCTGGAGGATAATCACCTTGTGACGAGCATTCAGCCGATGAAGTCCTACCGCCTTGGTGGCTTCACAATACAGGGCTTTGATGTGCAGCACGATGCCGCCGAGCCTCTCGGGTATCTAATCCATCATAAGGAGATAGGCACAACGCTCTTCGCAACAGATACGTACTACCTCAAATACAAATTTGCAGGGCTGTCAAACATCCTGATTGAGTGCAACTACCGGCACGACATCTTGGAGGATAATGTTGCGGCGGGCGGGGGGGCCCAAACCCCA